TTCAGCCGCCCACCGGCCTGTCGGGCATTCCCCGTGCTGGTGGTTCTGGCGACACCACCGTCTACCGTTATGTGGTCACCAGCGTGTCTACCGATGAATCGGCAGAAGAATCCCTGCCCAGTGCGCAGGCCAGTGTCACCAGCTGGGACAGCAAGGCGGGCGCAGTTCTCACCTGGACCGCTGCACCGGGCAGTGTTGATCACTACAACATCTACAAGGACAACAACGGATCGGGGATTTTCGGCTTCATCGGCCAGGCATCCGGGCTGACCTTCACTGACAATGCCATCGGCCCGACCAAGACAGACACGCCGCCATCGTTTGATAACCCATTCGCCAGCGGCAACAACCCCGGCGTCGTCGGCTATTACCAGCAGCGCCGGGTGTTTGGTGCCAGCAATGCCAACCCGCAGACGCTGTGGTTCAGCCGTGTCGGCGCCTACAACAACTTCGGCTACTCCACGCCGACCAAGGACGACGACGCGATCACTGTCACGCTTGCATCACGGCAGGTGAACCGCATCCGGGCCCTGGTCCCACTGAAGGAACTTCTGGTCCTGACATCGGGGGCTGAATGGACTGTCACCGGTGATGCAACTGGCCTGAAGCCCACCAACATTCAAGCGCAGGTGCAGAGCTACATTGGCTCAGGAACTGTTCCACCTGCCGTTTATGGGAACACCGCGCTGTACGTCCAGGCGAGAGGGCAGAAGCTTGCCGATCTGGCTTATTCCTACACCAGTGACGGATTTCAGGGGCAGGACCTCACCGTCCTGTCGTCCCACCTCGTACGTGGTTTTGAAATCGAAGACATGGCGCTGGCCCAAGTTCCGAACAGCGTGCTGTGGATCGTGCGCAATGACGGCCAGTTGCTGGGCTTCACCTACCTACCGGCTCAGGAAGTGTTTAGCTGGCACCGGCATGACACCGACGGGTACTACGAATCGGTGGCATCAGTGCCGGAAGGTGACGAAGACGCGGTGTATTTCATCGTGCGCAGAATCATCAACGGCGTATCGCGGCGCTACGTTGAGCGCCTCGTCTCGCGCCAGCTCAGTGTTCCAGGCGAAGACACTGCGCTTGATCGGTCCTTCTTCGTGGACGCTGGACTCACATACGATGGACGCGGGCCAACATCTGCTGCCGTTACCCTGACGGGCGGCACGGATTGGAAATACCCAAATCCATTGACCTTGATTGCGAACACGTCGACGTTTGTTGTAGGTGATGTGGGTACGGTCATCATCCTGCGCGGTTCAGACGGGCAGATTGTCCGGTTGACCGTCACCGCTTATACCGGTGGTACCAGCCTGACCGTCACACCAGGGTCAATCGTGCCTGAATCTCTGCGTAACCTCCCGGCGGCGCGCTGGGGCAGGGCTCGGGCAACGTTCAGCGGGCTGTCCCATCTTGAAGGAAAGACCGTCAGCATCTTTGCGGATGGAAACGTGGAACCTCAAGCCGTGGTTGTCAGTGGTGCCGTATCCATTCAGCGCCCGGCGATGCTGGTGCACATCGGCTTGCCGTTCCTGAGTGACTTCGAAACGCTCGACATGACACTGCAGAACCAGCCCAATTTCCTTGGCGTGCAGAAACGCGTCAACGAAGTGACCGTGATCTGCGAAGAGAGTCGCGGAATTTTCGCCGGCACAGACGCGGACCACTTGTACGAGAACAAGCAGCGCAACACGGAAAATTACAACGACCCTATCCGCTTGCTGACGGGTCAGGCCGTCATCACGGTCGCCGGGCAGTGGGAGCAGCCAGGTCGCGTATTCATCCGCCAACAGGATCCGCTGCCGCTTAGCGTATTGGGGGTGCTCTTCAATGTGCAAGCCGGTGGCTAACCTGGTCGACGTCAAGCCGCGCCATGTGACTGCCTTGCTCGCGCACATCCGCGAAGCTGATCGTGTAGAGCTTGAGGCCATTCGAGGCTGGACTGTTGAGCACGAACTGATTCACGCCATAGACAAAAGCTCGCGTGCCCGCGCCTGCATCTGTGACGGGAAAGTGCTGGCAATCTTCGGCGACGTTGCCCACGACTCCGTTTATGGGCTCCCGTGGATGGTTAGTTCGACATGGATCGAGGCGCACCGCCGAGCCTTCCTTGCCGAGTGCGTAGATGTAGTGGCGGATATGCGGACTCGCCACCAGCGGTTGATCAACTTCGCCGACGTGAGAAACACCCAGGCCGTTCGCTGGCTCAAGTGGCTGGGATTCACCTTCCTGCCCGCAATCCCTTACGGCGTGAATCAAGAACTCTTTTACCCATTCGAGATGGAGGGCACTGCATGTGCGCAGTAGCGGCAATTCCTTTTGCCTTGATGGCAGCCCAGGGCGTCATGGGCGCTCAGGCATCCAAGCAGGCTGGCGCGGCGCAGGCCTCAGCCGATCTGCAGAACGCTGCATATTCGGACGCAGCGGCGAATGATGCGATCAAGCGCGGTGCCGTTGAAGAAGACCAGCAACGTCTGGCTACCACCGCAGCCATCGGCACGCAGCGCGCCGGCTTTGCAGCCAACGGTATCGATGTGAACAGTGGCACCGCTGCAAACATCCAGGATGACACCGCGCAACTGGGCGAATTCGACGCCCTGACGATTCGAAACAATGCGACGCGCGAGGCCTGGGGCTACAAGAAACAGTCCGATACCTATCGCCAATCGGCGAAAACCGCAGTCCAGTCGGCCAAGAACAATATGTTCGGATCGCTGCTGGGCGCCGGCGCTCAGGGCGCATCAACCTACGCCAAGCTGGGGAAATAAGATGCCTACCGTTCCTCAGTACCGCAGGCAGGTCCAGCAGGCCGCTTTACCGAACGTCCGGGATCAGGCTCAGGTTGTGGACACTCAAGGTCTTGAGCGTGGACTCTACCAGGCCAGCCGAGCGGCAACAGATATCGTTGAAGAACAACAGCAGCGCGCCGACACCGCGTCGCTGATCGATGCAGACAACAAGCTCACCGAGTGGCAGAACAACGCCTTTTTCAACCAGCAGGATGGCGTCTACACCCGCAAGGGCAAGAACGCGCTTGACGTCACCAACCAGACCCTCGACCAGTTCGACAAGTACCAACAGGAGGTCGGGTCATCTCTGACCAACGACCGCCAGCGTGCGCGATTCAACCAGATCGTGCAGTCGCGCAAGGGCTCGATGTCACAGGATTTGAACCAGTACGAGTTCAAACAGAACCAGCAGTACATGAACGACACGGACAACGCGTCGATCAAGCTGTCTCAGGACTCCGCTGCACTGAACTTCAACGACCCGAATAAGGTTGGCTATTTCCGGCAGAAGGCCATGGATGTGATTGCATCACAGGCTGATCGCAATGGCTGGTCGCCCGAGGAAACGAAGCTCCAGCAACTCGGCGCCAGCAGCCGCTTACTTACTGGCGTGATTGGCCGGCAAGCCGAGCAGGATCCGGCAGGCGCCAAGCAGTACCTGGAAGCCTACCGCGAAGGCATGACCGCCGACGACCAACTGAGAGTGGGCAACGCCATTCAGACCGAGGAGCGGCGTCGCGAGGCTGAGGCCCGGCAGCGCGCAGTCGAAGCCCGGCAGATCCAGGCCATCAACCGTATGGAACTGCGCGGACGTGTAGAAGACGCCACCGCCGCCTACACGCAGGGTCTGGACTTCAAGAACCCACCAAGCATGGCCGACTTCAAGGCTGCATACGGTGATAAGGCGGCAGACGAATACGACAGCTTCAAGAAAGTGCAGGACGTTGCGCCCGCGATTCGCGAATTCGCACTGGCGACCCCGGTCGAGCGCCAGCAGTTGCTGGACAAGTTCCAGCCTGGAAAAGGCGGTGTTGCTGGGGAAGGTTTCAAAGAGGACTCCCAGATCTACCAGCACCTTGCGACCGTGGGCTCGACACTGATCAAACAGCAGCAGACCGACCCGGCCGCGTATGTCGCGAAATACAGCCCCGTCGTTCGTAGCGCATTCGATCAGGCGCAGCAGGAAGGAACGCCAGAGGCTTACCAGCGCTACGCCACTGTCACCACCGCTGAGCAGCAACGCCTTGGCGTCCAGCAGGTCAAGTTACTGCCTGACGCTGCCGCCGAACAATTGGCCGTGTCGTTCAATCAGAAGATCGCCGAGGGTGGCAGTGATAACGCCGCTCAACTGATCGAGGGCTGGCAGCAGTCGTGGGGCAAGAATTTCCCGACGATCATCCAGCAGATGGGCAATAAGCTCCCAGCCGAAGCTCAGGTGATCGCCACTGGTCTACCTAAGGACATCGCCGAGCGCATGGCCTCAGTAGCACCGATCAAGGATTCAGACCTGAAAAAGCCGCTGGAGAAGGGTCAGGCAGACGAGATTCAGCAGTCCGTATCTGCGGCCATGCTGCCATTCGCCGAGTCGTTGCAGGGTCAGACCGGGGGGATTTCGACGTACAACACCATGTACAAGGCCGCCGAGCGAACCGCTACCTCTTATGTCCTTCAGGGCATGAGCCCAAAGGATGCCGGGCAGAAGGTCGTCAACGGGATGCTGAACGACAAGTACGACTTCTTCGGCTCCTACCGTGTGCCGAAAACCCTGAATACCGAGGTGATCAGTTCCGGCGCAAACATGACGCTTCGCGACCTCAAGCCCGAGGATCTAGCACCGCTACCCGGCTTGCGCGGCGTGGCCGACGACGAGAACAAACGCCAGCTGCATGAGGCGGTCGTGAACGGCGGGCAGTGGGTCCCGAACAACGATGAGACCGGACTGAACCTGACGGTCAACGGTTATCGCGTTCTCGGCAACGACGGCAAGCCGCTGACCAGGACGTGGGGTCAGCTGCTGGAGAAAGGCGCGAACAAGCCTGCCTTTGAACCCTCGATCACAGGGGGTTATTGATGCCGATCTATGCCGGTGACGCCCCGGCGCTCGACAGGCGCACGCTGCTCGACATTCCGTCAGATTCTGGTGATGTGTTCGGCGCCGCGTTTGATAGTGCGCTGAGCACCAACCCGACGAACTCGCTGTTCCGCATCGGTGATTTGTCCGAAGCCACCAACCCTTCACCCGTGATCGACCCGGCCGGCAATGCCGTATACGGTCCAGAGATCCCGAAGATGTCGGCCGACCAGGCGCGGCAGAAGGTTGAAGGCGCTGGACTTGATATAAAAATCCCGGATGAAGGCATCCGCCCGGGGGCTCTGGATATTTTGATTCAGCGGCAACGCGAGCAGATATCCCGCCAGCAGATCCTTGCCCGCGCTCCGGGCGGAAGTGTTGGCACTCAGATCGCCGCCGGTCTAGCCGCCTCGGTGCTGGACCCGCTCAACGTCGCGACCGCCTTTGTCCCGGTAGTAGGCGAGGCTCGATACGCTCAGCTGCTTGAAAGTGCCGCCACTCCGCTGGCACGGGCAGGCGTGCGGGCCGGAGTCGGCGCCGCAGAGGGCGCTGTAGGCGCTGCCATTGTCGAGCCCCTGCCTCTGCTGGCGGCTGCTCAGGACCAAACCGATTACGGCCTGTCCGATTCGTTGGCCAACATCGCATTCGGTGGCATTCTTGGTGGTGGCCTGCACAGTGTTGGCGGTGCAGTGTCGGATGCGCTTCGCCGCCGGATTGCAACTGAGCCTACGGAAGCACCAAGAATTGATGAAGGTGCAACGCCGGCAGCTACAACCGCCTCGCGATCGACGGATTTCGCGCGGGCCTTCGATGAAAATCCCGACGTCGCCCTGCGCGATACTCTTTCCCGTCAGATCGAATCCGACCAGGTCGCCATCCGCTCAAGCGCTGAGCGACAGGCCATTGATGAAATCCGCCCAACACTTGACGGCGAGCGGGTGGGGAATGTTGCCGATCTTCGCCGCGAAAGCCTCGGCCTGACTCAGCGCGACATGGCGCTGGACGACACCTATCGGGACCGCGCCAAGGAATTTCAGGGTCAGCGCATGAGCCGCAAGCAGGCCGAGCGCGCAGCGCGGGAATCCATTGCTTCCGAGCGCGAGCAGATCCGCTCTCGGCAGAACGAAATCAATACCACGCTTGAGCTTAACAAGGCCGGTGAAATGAGTCGTGCCGACCGAAACGCTCTGGACCGTGGAGAAATCCCCGAACGTCTTCGCCCGCAGATTGAAGCACGTACTAAACAGATCATGCGCGGATTTGAGCTGAAACCTCTGGGTCCGGCCGTTCGCACTGCCCGAGAAACGGCGGCGTTTGCTGACTACAAAGTTCGCGAAAGCGCATTTCGCACAGCCGTGGCCCAGTCAATGACCGGGCGCGATATCGACGTGCAGCACATTTTCGACCTTGAAGACCCGGTGAAGTCACAGGCGGCGATGGACAAGGTCCGACAGCCTCAGGCCCCAAGGGTGGATCAGGAAGGCCAGGCCGCGAGCGTGCGCGCCAATGATCAGCTCAAACCATCCGACGATCTGGACGAAGCCAAACAGGCGCTCGCTGACGATCAGGCGCTTGTGGACGACCTGCTCAATCAGTTGCCCGAACAGGATCGCGCCTCTATTGCCGAGTTTGGCAAAGACGAAGCCGACGCCGCAGCTGCTCAAGCGGCCAAGGCTGAACAGTATTCCAAGGCCTATCAGGCTGCCGCACTCTGCGACATAAGGAACGGAAGATGACCCCATGCGTTGATGCTGTCCGGGCAGCAGCCGGCGATATCGAAGATCAGGAAATCGTTGAAATCTTCGAACTGCTGCGCAGCCGGGCGAAAGAGCTGATGGCGCGCGACGGTGCTTTGGGCATGGAGCGGGCAACCCTGCAGGCTGCTGATGAACTGGCGAAACAGGCCGAACACGCCGCGATCATCGAAAAGCGCAACGCCTTGATCAATGTCCGTCGTCGCGCCGAATTGGTCTCGTTCATCCGCCGTGATTTCTCTGACCGTCCGGATCTTGGTGTCGAATCCTTTCTGGTGGGCACCAACCTCGCCCGACAGGGATCGCGGCTATCTGTTGCTGCCGAACAAAAGGCCCTCGGCGATGCGTACATCGGAGGGATGATTCACGACCTTGAAAGCTCCGACCTTCTGCCGGTGCTGACCCGTGGCGATTCTGATCAGGATATTGCCGACGCGCTGTGGCGTCTGGGCAAGGATATGGACACCAAAGGGCTCAACCCTCAAGTGGTTGAAATTGCCAAGGTCATCCAGAAATACCAGGAGGCGACCCGCCTGGACGCCAACCGCGCGGGGGCGAGCATTGGGAAAATCCCCGGCTACATCACGCGCCAGAGTCACGACTCTGCAAAGATGGGTTCGGCAGGGCTTGAAAAGTGGATGACGGACATTCTGCCACGTCTCGACCCGACGACATTCGATGGCGTGGCAGACCCGACCGCATTCCTCAAGGGCGTGTTTGACGGACTGATTTCGGGGGACCACCTCAAATCAGATACAGGAGCAATCCCCAGTGGGTTCAAGGGCCCGGCCAACCTCGCCAAGAAACTGAGCCAAGAGCGTGTGCTGCACTTCGCCGACGGCGTGGCGTGGCATGAGTACAACAACCTCTACGGTACCGGCAACTTGCGGGAGGCAGTGCTTCGTGGGCTGGATTTGTCCGGGCAGAACACTGCATTGATGCGCAAGCTGGGGACAAATCCGGAAGCCAACCTAAACATGGCACTGGACATCATCAAGGAAGACGTCCGCAAGGGTGGTGACCCTGAGGCGCTGAAGAACTTCAACGAAGCCCGACGCGGGGTGATCGACAATCGCTACAAGGAAGTCAGCGGTCAGACCCGAATCGCCGGGAGCGCCTACGCAGCCCGGATATCGGCGAACGTCAGGGCCTGGCAATCGCTGTCGAAACTCGGCGGCGCTTTAATTTCAAGCTTCACGGACCTTCCTGTGGCGGCCAGCGAGTTCCGCTACCAGGGGCGCAGCTACCTTGGATCGCTGGGCGAGATGACCTCCGGCCTTCTGAAGGGGCGCGGGAGTGAGGAGCAGCGCAAAATCCTATCCAGCTTCGGCGTGTTTGCCGACTCGATGCGCGGCGAGATCATGCGCCGCTTCTCTGCCGACGACTCGATGGGCGGGAAGATGAGTCGCGGAATGTCGCTGTTCTTCAAGCTCAACGGGCTGTCGTGGTGGACTGACGCCAACAAGGCAAGCGCCGGCCTGATGATGGCCCACGACCTTGCACACAACCGAGGCACCGTCTGGAACAAACTCGACCCTCAGTATCAGCGGGCGTTGTCCCTGTACGGCCTTGATTCGAGCAAGTGGGATCTGCTTCGCGGCATGGAAACTCGTATGGCCGATGGCAAGGACTACATGACCACCGACGGCATTTCTAGTATCAGCGATGAGCGAATCACCCAACACCTGCAGGATATCGGCCGTCCGGTGAATGACGCTGCAATCCGTGAGGTTCGCGAGGATCTGGACCGCAGCCTGCGCGCCTATGTCAACGACCGGGTGAGTTACGCAGTGCTTGAGCCTGATGCCCGGACTCGATCCATCATCAATCAGGGAACTCGCCCCGGCACCATCCCCGGCGAGCTGATCAGATTCATGACGCAGTTCAAGAGCTTCCCTGCTGCTTATATGCAGAAGACCATCGGTCGAGAGCTGTACGGGCGCGGCTACACCCCTACGCCACTGGGACAGGGGTATCGCGGCAGCAGGGACTTTCTGTCGGCCCTGAGCAACGGTAACGGTGAGCGGCTGGCGATTGCTCAGCTTCTGCTGTGGACCACGGCCTTCGGCTACCTGTCGATGGCGTCTAAGGATGTGTTGAAGCAGCGCACTCCGCGCTCCCCTGAAGACCCGAAGACCTGGATCGCGGCAATGGTGCAGGGCGGTGGCCTGGGGATTTTCGGTGATTACCTGTTCGGCGAGGCCAGCCGCTTCGGCAACAAGCCTTTGGAATCCGCCGCCGGCCCTGTGCTGGGCACCGCCGCCAGCGCGATCGATCTCTGGTCGAAGCTGCGCGAAGGTGACGATGCCGCTTCGTCAGCATTCCGCCTCGCACAGAACAACACCCCCTTCCTGAACCTGTTCTACACGCGCATCGCGATGGATCACCTGTTCTTCTACTCGGTGCAGGAGGCCATGAACCCCGGATCCCTTCGCCGCAACGAGCAGAGAATCCAGAAAGAGAACGGCCAGCAGTTTCTCGTCAAGCCGTCTCAAAGCTACCTCGATCCGCTTGGAATTACCCGATAACCCACGGAAGCAGTAACAAGGAGTAGGGCATGCCGACCATTATTTCAGGATCGTCACCAGCCACGTCAGCGCCATTGACGCTTAACCAATCTTTGAAAATGTCGTTCCAGCTCGCAGTTCAGGGAGCGGGGGCAGTGTCGTCCACAGCTGTGATCGAGGGGTCTCACGACGGTCAGGGCTGGATCAACATCGCTACCCTGAGCGCCGGCGGCACGAACTACGCCACCGATGGGGGTACGTTTGAAACATTCTTCCCGCAGGTCCGGGCCCGACTCACCGCCGTGACCGGTACGGCCACTGTTTATTGGGGTAGCTGAAATGGACCTGACACCGAAATCGATCTTCGGCCAGATTCTCAGCAGGCTTTCTCAACTGACGAATGATGCAGGTTTCGCCGACGCCGGAATGATCAACAGCACCATTGTTCCGCGGTACGCCAAACAGCACACAACTCCAGCAGGAACTCCCGACTCGCTCACCGTGACATGGCCGGTAGGTCGATTCACGTCCGTGCCGATCATGCCCGACCCTACGGTCGTTATCAGTGATGCGAACTTCCTGTACAAGGCCCAGGTAACAAGCTGCACGATGACCGGATGCACGATAAAGATCACCCGCCAAGCGGTCGCCCTGAGCATTACTCTCGGAGCCCTTACCCTTAACCCACCGGTAACTTCACCGGTGCAGGTCAATGTCTTCGCGATCCAGCAAACCGACTGAAAAAAATCAAACAAAAGAACCCCGCCAAGTGCGGGGTTTTTGCATTTTAGGAGCAGCCATTTTGACCGTATCCAACACTACCAACGTCGTTCAGTACACCGGCAATGGCTCGACAGTTAACTGGCCTACCGGGTTCAGATTCTTCAAAAACACAGACCTGGTAGTGACAAAACGGTCTGTCGCCGGGGTCACCACAGCCCTGACGCTCAACACGGACTATTCAGTATCTGGCGCAAATGACCTGCAGGGCGGAACTGTAACCACAACCAACGCGCTGGCTGCTGGAGAGCTGCTGACCATCGCGCGGGTTCTCACTGTTCAGCAGCTCACCGACCTGCGCAACCAGGGGGATTATTTCGCAGAGATCCATGAGGATGTTTTCGACTACTTGACCATGCTGGTTCAGCAAGTCACCGAGGGCGACTCCCGCGCCCTGAAGCACCCCAGAGATTATGAGCATTATCAAGCAGAAGCGCGCCGCATTGAGAATCTGGAAGATCCGGTGAACAGCCAGGATGCAGCAACCAAGAACTGGGCGCAGCAATACATCGCAAGCATTCTGGCCACTGGGCAGGGACCAATCAACAACGCGGCAAACATCCTGTTTGTTGGATGGGATGGCACGGTAACCACTGTCCAGGCATTGTCAGGCCAGAATGGCGCAGGGCTTCTTGGCTGGAAGGGTAGGCCGATTAGTGATGCGCTGATGGTTTTGCCCGAGCATTACGGCGCGAAAGGTGACGGGGTTACGGACGACTCTGTCGCATACCAGCTCGCGCTGAACTCGCTGCCGGAATACGGAACCCTCCATCACAAGGCAGGCTCGACGTATCGACTGGTCAATGGCGTCGACATCAACAAAAAAGGCACAACCATTGTCGGCTACAGCGGCAAGATCATTTACCCAAAGAGCACGGCCACCTTCTACCACTGCTACAGGGTCAACGTCTCCGACGTGAGCCTTATTGGATTAGAGATCGACTCTCCTGTCGGTCTTGTCCGGGATGACACTGGCTTTGCCATCCGGGTTGATCCCGTCGATAACTGCCTGATACATGGCTGCACGATCCGTCGCACAGCTTCAGCTGCAATATGGGTCACCAGCGCAACCGGAACCAGGGTCGCAAACAACTACATCTGGTACCCGCTTGCCGATGGTATCCATTTTTCGGATGGGGCTCGCAACTTCGTCTGTGAAGGCAACAGCATCACGGGCACTCATGATGATGCGATAGCCGTGGTGGGTGACGTACCGGGCGACTCTTCAATTCCCTTGCAGGGGACCGTCACCGGCAACAGTATTGACGGAACCGTCGCTGGTCACGGAATTACACTCATCGCTTGTGATGGCATAAATGTGGTAGCCAATACCATGCGCTCGACTGCCTTTGCAGGCATTGGGTGCTATTTTTGGCACCTTTCCGGTGCGCCAGTGGCTTCCGACTGGGCAAACAATTGCCTGATTGCAGACAACGTAATCATAGCCCCGGGCACCGCCCAGCTAAATGAGAACAATAACTGCGGTATATATGCAGGTGCTTTTCGAAATAGCACAATTCGTGATAACAAAATTCACGGGCCGTCAGTGGAAACCGTGTCGTTGTCGTCTGGGATTAGAATATCTGCCTGTCAGGGACTGACTATCGAGGGTAACGAGATTCGAGACTGCTTAAGTTACGGGGTGTGGTCGCCTGATAACAATACGAACGAAGCGGTGAACCACGCAGAGTTAACGATCCACGGGAACCGGTTCTACAACGTAGCAAAGGAAATAGTCCGGGTGGTTACATCTGCGGCCAGCGTCGGCGACACAATCATCACACAGAACAGAGCATACAAGTGCGGTTACAGCTCAAGTGTGACGAACATAGTCACGGTCTCAAAGGTTGGCACAAACCTGCTTAACATGTCGGGAAACACCAACGTAGATGGCAGCAAAGCGTTCTTCTTCGATCCAGCCACATGCTCAAATTTCAGGGTTGCCGACAATGCACCAGAGATACCAATTACGTACAATCCCGCGGCAGCTGCCTCGCTGGGATCATGGACTACCGCATCCAGCAATGGACGGTTCGTCGATAGAGGTCAGTTACGATTTTTCAGGGCGCAGGTGACAGTCACCACCAAAGGCACAGGCACTGGCTGTCGTTTGAATTTGCCAGGCTCGATGAGGGCGGGGAGCCCCCCATTCATCATCACCGGCAAAAACACCTCAAACGGGATCAGCCTGTCAGCAAGCTTGGTCACCCTTTCGACGGTCGACATTTTCACCTACAACAACACGGACCCTTCTACGGCAGACGGGCAGGTAATCGACATCAGCGGCTGGTTTGAGCGCGCGTAAAAAACAGGGCCCGAGCTTGTAGAACCGTACAGGATCCCGGTAATGTGGCACCCCTAAACGTGCCACAGCTCTGGAAAGGGAAATGAAAAATATAAGGATGATCGGCAGCCTGACGTCGTTCAGGTTTTTTGCCGCGCTGGCTATCGTCATTCATCACTGCAATGGAATATTGATCAACGACTTAGGACCCCTATCGCAGGCTCCGCTATCGTCAGGTGTAGGATTTTTCTTTGTCCTGTCCGGATTTATTCTCTCGCATGCGTACATTGGCTCCAGCAAGCCAATAAACCCTGTCAGCTTCTTTGTGTACAGGGTGTCCAGAGTGTGGCCTGCTCACGTCTTCACGCTTGTCATGGTGCTATTGCTGCTTCCGAAGTTTATCTGGGTTGATACTGCCGTTAATTTCTTTGCAGGGTTCCTCGCAAATCTTTTCATGATTCAGTCCATCATACCAATACCAGGTTACTATTTTTCGTTGAACTGGGTTTCTTGGAGTATATCAACTGAGTTCTTTTTCTATTTGATATTTCCTGTAGCTGCTTTGATAGTTGGAAAGGGCGCCAAGACATCTTTCGCGTGGTTTTTTGCGGCGTCTCTAATTGGTCTTATTGTTTGTTATGCATGTGACAAGTTTGGCGTTGTCTATTACCCTAGCGACGCTTCGGAAATATCATCCCACGGCCTTTCGTACATAAACCCAATATCAAGAGTTCAGGAATTCTTTATAGGTATCGCTGCTTACAAACTTAGCTCGTTAAGACCAGACGTTTCGGCGGGTGGGAAAGTGGCG